ACGGCTTCAAGGCATTGGGGAACCCATCCGCGTGTAACGCGAGTGGTGGACGCAAGTCCGGCGGTCTCGCAGGCGCGGATGACGGCCTGGTGGCCGGCTTCGCCGCCGGTGTGGAGCTTGCCCATAGGCCAGCGGCATTCGCCGTTGGGCAGAACGTCGCGCTTGGTGTGGACGGTCATTCCTTCAAATGAGTCGAAGCCAAAGCAGAGCTTGCCGGCGGCCTTGGCGACGCGGGCGATGGGAATGAAGGACTCGGCGCGCCGGACGCCCGCTTCCGCGAAGTGGCCAGGGATGGCCTTGGCTACTTCGGCGAGGCGGAGAAGTTCGGCTCTATCCTGGCTTGTGGTCATGGGGTAGCCTTTGAGTCAAGGCCGGGGGAGCGGGGCGCAACTCCCCCGGCCGGGATGGGGCCTACTGGTTCATGCGAACCTGAACGGTCGTGTCGTCGTCAGTGGCGGCCTTGATGACCTTGCCGATGAGCTTGTGCGTGCTGGCCGTAGCGGTGGCCACTTCGTTGCCGGCGTCCCAATAGGCATTGACGCCGACGGCAATAGCCGTCGAGGAACCTATTGCCTTGGGGAACGCGAACACGCCAGCGACGGCCAGGGCGCCGAGTTCGCCGGCGGCGATGTCCTTCTTGGCGACGCCGACAAGATCGCCCTGGACGACGACTTCGCCAGCGGAAACGGCCGCGTTGGGCGTGTAGTCAATCGAATCGCCTTCATGCAGGAACGTTACGGGGATCGCCATGCGAAAGTCCTTTCAAAGTTGGGGAAAGGGGGGAGAAAAGGCAGGCGCTTACGCGCCCGCCATTTTCACGCCACCGCGGTAGTCTTGGAGCGCAACGCCGAAGTCGTGATAGCCGCGCATCTGGATGCCGAGCGTATTAAAATCGGCATCTGCGCTTTCGACCGTGGGGGACTGGTTGCCGTTGAGGAAAACGGTTTCGATGACGGGCAGGTCGGCGGGGGAGGCGAGCAAGTACCACGCCGCGCTGCTGTAGCCGGGGATGCGGGCGTTGGACAGGTAGGCGGAGCACTGCACGTCCCACTTGCCGGCGTGGGGGTTGTCGGAACCCTTGCCCTTGTTGGCCGTCGTCGTCTCGTTGAGGCGGGTGGAGGTCATGTACTGATAGGCTTTGACCTTGAGCGCCGTGGGAACGAGAAGGACGCGGGCGGTGATGGCCAGCGGGTTGCCGTCTGGGTCGGTCTGGTCCAGGAACAACTGCTCGGCGGCCGTGAGCGAGTCCAGGTCCAAGGCCGTGCCCGCACCGCTGGCGTAGTTCTTGCGGGCGCCGGTGAAGAACGTGGCGTTGTCGAGGAAGGTGGTCCAGAAAACCTTGTTGAGCTTGAGCGCGCCGCCGCGGCCGATGCGCCTGGGAAGGGCCGTGAGCGCGCCCAGGTCGTCGTTGATGATGTCCACGCGGGTGATTGAGAACATGCGGCCGTAGGTCTTGGCCTGGTTGGAGAACGATTCTTCGTCCACGCCGCCATGCTTGAGTTCGCCGTCCGGTCCGACTTCCTGGTACTCGAAGTCGCCGGTGAGGCGGTAGGACGTGACGGTTTTGAAGTCCTTGACGGGCTTGATGGCGGAGATGGCGCGCCAGACCTGTTCAACGGACTCAAACCCGGCCAGCAGGTACTTGTTGGCCACGTTGGAGAGGATGCCGGGCAGGCTGATGGACGAGAAACCGGCGCGGATGGCCGTCTCGTCGAAGGCGGCGCGCATGACGGCGCGGGGGTCGTCGGTGAAGGCGCGGATGTCGCAACCGTTGGCCCAGGCGGCTTCCAGAATCATGCGCTGGATGCCGATGCCGTGGCGGAAGGACTTGCGGGCGCCGTCAACGGCCTGTTCGCCCAGCGACGCGACAATGGCGTTCTCGTCGATGTCGCCGGACATGAGGGCGGCGGCTTCGATGACCGCGCCGGCCGGGGCCTTGGTGCGCTGCATGATGGATGGGGCCTGGGGGCGGCTGGCTTGGAGGGCGGCGACAAGGGCGGCGTTGGTTTGGTCCATCGTCCATCCTTCGTCGATGGCTTGGGCTTCGATCTGCGGGAAGCCCTTGCAGGCGGCGCGAATAGCGCTGACGCGCTGGCGTTCGGCGACAACGGCGTTCTGGGCGGCGGCCTGGATGTCGGGGGCGGTGGCCGTGGCCTGGACGTCGGGAACGGCGGGCGCAACAGGCGCGGGCGTCACGAAAGCGGCGGGCGGGGCGCCGCCGGCGTCGAAGGCGGCCTTGAGTTCGGCGATCTGGGCCTCGGTGAACTGCTTACCGTCAAGGCCGTGGGCTTTGAGCCAAGCATCAAACGGCATGGTGTTTCCTCCATCGGGGGTAGGCGCGGCGTCGGTGGTGGCCCCGCCGAAAGTGGCGGCAAGCCGCATCCAGGTCGAGGCGTCCGCGCCGATAGCCACGACCGAGATTTCACGAAGGACGGATTGTTTGACGTGGAAGAATGGGCCTTCGTGGGAAGTTCCATTGATGACGCGGCTATGACCGGCCGGAATAAACTCGACGCGCTGGGGGGCCGCTCCGATGGAGAGTTGCCAGTCGCGAGAGATATCGCCGGTAGTGGGCTGGCCTTCGGGGGGCAGAAGTAGCGCTACGATTTTCGCGGCAGGGCCGGTTTCGTCCTGGACGATGATCTCTCCGTCCACCAGAAACGAGGCGCCTTCGCGTTTGGCTGCTACAGCGCCGATCTTGGCGTTGGGATGGTTCTCGTGGTTGATGAGCAACGGGACGGAAGGCGGGACCGTAAGGCCGTCGTAGTCCACAACGAGAGGATGGGGCCAGTCCTTGAGTTTCATCTTGCCGCCGCCGTAGGCCTGGCCCACGACGCGGTAGCCCTTCTTGGAGGCTATGGCTGTGATTTCAAGAGGCATTGGCGGAGTCCTTGGCCGGGGATTCGGCGGGCGGGTTGAGTTCTTGAACGCGGCGGGCGCGTTTGGCCAGGCGCTCGGCTTCGATGTCCTGCTGGTCGAAGACGTCTTCCCAGTCGTAGCCGTCTTTGGCGAGTTCGTTGGCGTAGGTGGACTGGCCGGTTTCGAGGCGGGTCTTGCGGGCGTTGGCTTCCTTTGTTGGGTCGGCGTGCTCGAATCCGTCCCAAAACCACGTGTGGCGCGGCATGTCGTAGGGGCCGCCAAACATGAAGCCGCGGCGCAGGCTGTACTCCCAGAGCCATGCGCGTAGGATGGGGCGGAGAATGGTGACGGCTTGGAATGCCCGGTCTACGGCGATGGACCTGACGTAGACCATGTGGTCGAGGCGGCCGGACGCGAAGTTGTAGCCGGCGCTGTTGCAGGCGGCCACATTGAGGGGCATGGACACGCAACGGGCGATCTCGTTGAGGATGGCCTTGTCGAAGTCGCCGTAGGTGGTGGTGGGCTGTTCGGCCTGAAGCTGGCCGAGCTTCCATCCGGCGGGGAGAACCGTGCCCATGCGCTTTTCGAGTTCGACAAGATCGAATGGTATGGCGGGGTCGGCGGAGCCGTCGGGGGGGGCGTCGGTGTAGACGACTGCGGCGAAGTCTGCGGCAGTTTCGGCTGCGGCGAGAACGGCGAGGGTCCACCTCCGCTTTTGGGCGAACAGGGGCAGGGCGGGCATGATTTCGGGCAGGCCGCGATGCTGGCCGGGGCGGTCCTGCCGGAAGCAGTGGATCATGTATTCGGCGCTGACGCGGGTGAACTCGCCAAAGCGGGCCGTCCACGTGTTGGAGCCGGGATGGTCCTTGAGCATGTGGTAGGCAATGGGGTTGCCGTCGGAGTCGAGTTCGATGCCGTCAACGTTGTTGGGGTCGGTGATGTTTTGGTAGGGGGTCTGAATCTGGTCGGCTTCGACAAGGCGTGGGTCGAGCTTGACCTCGTGGTCGATCTTGGGGTTGTTGGCCAGCAGGAAGAACGCCTCTCCGTCGTGGAAGCGGCACTTGCGGGCTGTGCGCAGGCGGGCGGCCAGGTTGACGGCGATACACCATTCGGCGAAGTCCCGTTCGATTTGCTGGGCAAGTTTTTTGTCGAGGCCAAGGAGTTGCAGACGTGGGCCTGTGCCGATGGTGTCGTTGGCAAGGGTCTCGCAGATGCCGCGAGCGTAGGAGTTGTTGAATGTCTCGTAGCGGGCGCGGTTGCGGATGGTTTGGCGGACGGCGGCGGACATAGAGGCGTCGGCGGAGAGGGCGTCGGCGGCGGCCCAGTGGCGGGAGTTGTCGTCTGTGGTCTGGGCGGCGTCGTAGGAGGCGCGGACGATCTTGAAGGGCAGGACGTGGCGGGCGGCGCCGGCTTGGGTAGCGATGGGGCGGATGCGGGATGCGTCGAGGGTGGCGCATTCGGGCGGGGCGCGGCGGGACTTGGGCTTGCGGGGATTGAGGACGCGGCGGGTGGCAGCAGGCTGCGTGGCCGTTGACTTGGCGCGCTTAGGGGCGGGCGCGCCGCTGGTGGCCGCGTGTGTTTTGGCCTTGGCGGACTTTACCTTGGCGGGTGTGGCCGTGGGCATCACGCGGCTCCCGGCGGCACGAGCTTGACCAGTTTGAACCCCAGCCCCATGCCGGCCGCGGTGGCTTGCTTGGCCTTGACGTAGCGGTCGGCGGCGATTTGGTCCTTGAGGTTGTGCTGGCGGGTGCGGCCCTGGTCGCCTTCGACCTCGAATGGACCGGTCGCGTTGGTTTCGAGCGCGTCTGTGATTTCGTCCGCCATGCGCTGCGCTCCGCGAATGTCTTGGGCGCTGGCCAGCTGCTTATATGATATTCTGCTTTGGCGCCGTAGTCAATGCTTGCGGACAAAAAACGTACATATCTGTACGAAAACGCGGTTTATGGGGTGGGAAGGTCGGAACGCTTGCGTAGCGATTGC